TCAAACCTCACTCTTTTTGCATCTAAAAGTATAATTTCATCGTTTTGTTCGTCACCTCTATTAAATATTGCCCAGGTTGTTATAGCTGAATAGTCGGCTGTTTCTTTTTTAGAAAAAGCTGTGTCATAACTTTGTATTACATAAGAATAAGATGGCACATCTGCGTCTTCCCATCTATTCCACCATTCTCTTTTAACTATAGATCCTTCCTCAGCTGTTGGATTTTGCATCCACTGGCTATTCCATTTAGATATAGGTAATGAGGCTTTAACACCAAGCAACTCTTCTTTTTTCCAAAATTCTGGCCATAAAGGTTTTTCAGAATCTGGTAAGATTGCAGGAAACTCAACGACTTCCCATTGATCTGCGTTTTCATCGCCTTGTTTGTTTAATACTTTACCAACCAGATCTTTTGTGCTCCATCTAGTCATTACGATCACAATAATTCCACCAGGCTGTAAACGCTGTCTTGGACCAGATGTGTACCACTCGTAAGCTGATTCTAATGCTTTCGGAGATAGCGCATCTTGTTCTGAATGTGGATCATCAATAATCAATAGATCCGCACCACGACCTGTAATAGCACCACCAACACCAGCTGCAAAGAACTCACCTTCTTGGTTACTTGTCCAACGGCCAGCTGATTTGTTATCTGCTTGTAGTTGGAGATCTGGAAAAACATGTTGATAATCTTCGCTGTCTATTATGTTTCTTACTTTACGGCCGAACCTAACAGCTAGTTCAGCTGTATGAGTTGTTTGTATAATTTTTAAATTGCCACGTCTGCCCATCATCCAGGCAGGGAAAAAAGTTGATGCAAATTCAGACTTAGAGTGTCTAGGCGGTAGGCAAACTATTAATCTTTTAAGTTTGTTATCGGCAATTTTATTAAATTTTTCAGCAATAATTTTATGATGAGATCCTTCAATAAAGTCGGGCCACATGTGTTTTATAAAAGTTATAAAGTCTTGTTGACAACCATCTTGTTTTTCTAATTGATCATATCTATGCAATAAGGCAACAGCCTCAGCCTTGTCTTGCTCAGATAAAATATCAAAATCTTTAAAAGATACTTCACTCATAATCGAGCTGAGAAACAAGGTAGCGACGATATTTTATGCAACTCAGCTCTAAGCGTATTAGGCCTAGGTGTAGTATTACATATCGCTATACTTCGTGCCATTCCTTACCCTCGAATAGTAAGGCTTCCGCATCCCTTCTTCTAATAAGTCCCTGGAGTGTCTTCCCGCCAGCCTTATTCCAGCGTTTAATTTGTGCTGGAACTTCGTCATATTTTTCTTCGTTTAAAACACGAAGCATGGTTGAACTACTTAAATTTGATGGCCCTAAATTAAAAGTCCAAGAAACTATTGCGTCATATTGATTTTGTGAAAGTGGCACTTTTACTGCTCTGGTGACAGCTTCTTCAAACTTAGCCACGTCTTCCATTAACAATTCGTCAGCTTCTTCTTGAGTAATCTCCATATCCATAGATACACCATGAGTAGATCCATACCCGATTGTAGGAACTCCTGCGGCGCAGTGGTATGCTTTTAATTCGCATCCTTCAAACTTTTTAATTAACGATAAACCTTCTTGTGATATTTGCATGTTATTCTCCCCATACTTTAGTTTTTTTCCCACCATCATAGTCAACAGCGAGATTTTCTTTTTTAAGCAAGTCAGCAACATTTCCTTTACTACAGAAAATATCACCTAATACTCTTCCATATTTGTCGGTGCCATAAGATTTTAATGTTATGTTGCCTACCAACCATTCTTTCATTTTTTGTTTTGCTAATAACCCAAGCTCCTTTTCTTTTGCGCGTTCTGGATATTTTTTTATGTTGATCCTAGATTCTGGAGTGTCAATTTTGGCCACCCTTACAGACTTATTGTGTAATTTAACACTAAATCCTAGATCTATCGTTTCTAACCGAACAGTATCACCGTCTATAACTTTTTTGAGTTCACAATTATATACAAAAGCATCTGGAGTTTTACTCATCTTCTTTATCCTGTTTTGTAGTTACTTTTCTATAATACACCACAACATCTTTAAGTTCAGTTATGTAGCGTTTGATTTCTTGCATGTTATAGGCCATTACTTCGTAATCTGGTATTGTCATGGCTAAAAACAATATTTCACCTTCTTGTTCTTCTATTAAAGCTAATTGTTCTTCCCAATTATCTGGTGTTACAGCTATCCACATTGGTTCTTTTAGATCTATTTCTCTAGGCATTACTGGTTGTACTATGGTTCGGTCCATAGGCTTTGCAGTTATTTCTATTTGTTTAGTCGGAAGAAGGCTGCAACTGCAAGCCATCATCAAGATCATCAACAGTGACGCTGATTTTCTCGATGTCCTCCATAATATGCTTTGTTCCATTATTTATTTTCCTTTGCATTTCTTCTGGATCTGCAAGTATTTTTGCCGACAATTGATAATTTTGTATAAACTGTGTATATCTATTTAACTCTCTTTGTGCGGCTTGGCTTTTAACAGTAAGCTCATTCATTTGTTCAGTCTGTAACGCAAAATCATTTTGAAGTGATGTTATGGCTTCCTCTTGCGTTGCTATAGCGCCTTCTAATACAAGATTATTCGCAGTTAATGTTTTGTTTTCATTAAACAAATAGTAGGTTGTAAAACCTAAAAATAATATTATGCCTATAAACACTTGTTGCATTAAATTTCCTCTATTATGTAATTAAGGCCACCTGCACTTCTGTATTCAATAATACAATCATCTTCGTCCCTAAATTTTAAGTGTTTTTCTTTTTGCACTAAAATTTTTTTGGTAATAAATGTTCGATCATCTGAGTCACCATATTCTTTGTTAAATGACACTGTCACTTTATACCTAGTTTGAAATAAAGATAAAAACCAATTAAAAACCCATATACTTAATTTTTTTAAATTGTCCATATTTGTAACGCGTCTTTTTTACCTTTTACTTTAATAGGTTTTAGAGACTTTAACACAAGTTTGCAATTTTTTGCAGTTTCTTGCCCAATTAAAATATCTACACCAACTTCTTTGGTTGCCGACTCTAATCTTGCAGCTGTGTTTACAGGATCACCGATTGCCGAATAATCAAACCGAGTATCAGATCCCATATTACCAATCACTGCTACTCCCGACTGACATCCTACTCCTACCTGGACTGGAGTAGATAAAGTTTTGTTAAGCTCGGCTATACCTTTTTGAATATCTATAGCAGCCTGGACAGCTTTTGTTTCTTGATCTTTAAGATCTAAGGGCGCTCCAAATATAAACATACCTGCGTCCCCGATAAATTTGTCCGTCATTCCGCCAAGTTTTTGCACGGCGTTGACCTGGACTGTTAAAGTTTTATTCATTATGTCGGTGACTTCCTCTGGTGGCAGTTTTTCACTTAAAGATGTAAAACCACGAAGATCTGTAAATAAAAATGTGCAGTATTTTTTCTCGCCACCGAGTTTTAATAGATCTGGATTGTCCTGGAGCTGTTTAACTTGTCTCGGATCTAAGTAATGTTCAAACTGTTTTTTGATCTGTTGACGTAATTTAAACTGTTTTCTAAAGTTTAAATAGAAGGCAACAGCTCCTGCAATAAATTGTGATACGAAAGTCCATGAAAAATCTATTAAATAGCCTTTTTGCACGCTAAAAAACTCTGAGAAAGCCGCTGTGATAAGTAAAATTACAGCTATACTTACACCCTTGGTTATACCGAGATAATTGATTACAAGCCACGTCAGCGACACAAATATTGCAAAAATTAAAATTTCGGCCGCTAAATGCCAATCTGGGATTTGTGGAGAGTTTTGTATCAAAATTGACTCAGATAATGCTGCTTGAATCTTGTGAGGTTCTAATAAACCGACTGGGGTTGCAATTTGTGGTTGGATTCCTGCGGCGGTAATTCCGATAAATACAAATTTACCAGCAACATTCATTTCTTCTAAATTTGTTTCTGGTGTTTTTACCCAGCTGATCCATTTTCTTCCAAAATTATCTGTAGGTATTGGTGGCAATCCTCTGACTGCAATTTCTTGTATGCCATTTTCATTCGTGGTAATAATATAGCTTCTGGTTTCAGTTAATACTTTTAAAACTTCTGTGCCAAAAGAAGAAACATAGCCGTCTGGTGTTTTTAATAATAATGGTATTCGTCTTACCAGGTTGTCTATGTCAACTGGTGCAGTAGCTATACCTTGATTTGCATTATTTTGTAGTATGTTGATATTTTGTACTACACCTGGAGTAAGCATACCACCAACGTCATTACCTTTTATAATTGTTCCTGTAGTTTTTGGATATTTACCATTGTCATTTTCAAACATTGCTAACACAGAAGGTGCATATCCGAGTGTTTGTGCGAATACCTCGTCACCGCCCATTCTGTCTGCTTGTGGAAAAGCTATTACCCATCCAACTCCCATAGCTCCTGCATTAATAAGATCTATTTGTATTTGTGCGAGAGTTTGACGCGGAAAGGGCCAGCCACCTTCTTTTGCTACATCTTCTTCTGTAATATTTAAAACGACAAAATTACCAGAAGGTTCTTGTTCTGCAACCAGTGCATCAAATATTTTTAGTTTAAGTATTTCTGTCGGTGTTGATTGAAACACCAAAGGTAAAATTAGTATTATAAGTATAGGTAATAATAGTCTTTTCATTAATTACTCTGCGTTATTTTAATTGTAGAGTCAGATCCACCGTTTACTCTCACAACATTTGATTTACCATCTTGTATAAAAATGACGGTATATGATCCGCCGCCGTCTATATCAACACGAGCAGAGCCGCTAACATTCCTTCGTAAACTTACAACCTGGCCTGTAACAATAGTTGTAATCTGCGTTTCTGTGTCCTGGCCTATTGCTGTACCAGCAATCTTAATACTAGTGGCTTGCTGTAACTGATCTTCTTCCTCTTGCACTTCTAAAGCATCTAAAACATTAAGCATATCTTCTAAAAAATTAACATCCAGGTAGTTTATATCTAGCTCTGTAAAAGTTAGATCTTCACCTAAAAAATCTTCTGCCAAGTAATCTACATCTAAGTCATTAAAATCTAAAACATTGTTTTGTTTTGCAGATACTTGTGCGTCGCTTATTTGTTCTTTTTCTTCTGGTGGAGTAACGATAAGCATGTTATCAAGCATTTCTAAACTAAGATCTAATATTACTGGTTTGCTTGGATTGCTTTCAAAAACTGAAATAGTTGTTGCCTGGAAAGGTTTGTTTAATAACACAGATCCTGTGGCAGTAATTACTTCAATCTCACCACTTGATAAACCGAGAGCATCTGGAAGTAACACTATAAGACTTTTGCCCAATTCGTCCACCGTAACCGAAAAATCTGTTCCTCTAATCGCGATGTTTGCAGTCGGTGTTTTTAGCTTTATGTTTTGCTTATCTATACGGTTTAGGTTGCCAGTTATAAACCTAGCTGTACCAAGTCCAAAAGTAAGGGCCATTTTAGACTTAGATGGATCTGGATCAAAAATATACTCGTCTACAATTAGCTGACTATGCTCGGTCAGTCGGACCGTACTATCATCTAAAAAAGTTATGGCCATGCGGCCGTTGTTTGTTATAGCCTCATCGTTTTGCTGAATAGCAAACTGTATCTCTGCTGGATAGGCTTGATCTCTAACGATTTGTGCTTGGCCGTTAAGCTCAGATATATCGCCTATATCAGCAGCTTGTGCTTGTGCCTTGGTCGTTTTGAATGACACAAACAGTAGAAGTATTACTGCCTGTATTGTTGGATATAGATATGATCTTAAGCCAGTCATTGTCTTGGGTACTCAATTGTTGCACGTTAAAGGTCATATTATTACCTGTTTGATCTAAATAAAAATAACCGCCTGCATATCCAGAACCAGTGAAATTAACAGTGTTCGAGTTTCCGTCGATGTCCATATAATTTGTGGCTCCGTCATAGTTAATATTACTAGTGACTTGGTTTCCAGTACCGTTAATTATCCAATCAAGATCAAGTGTAGCAGCAAGTGCAGTTGTGCCGTGGTTAAGGGTAAAGGTGTTAGTGCTACCAGTTACATCGACGTTATAATTTGAGTTATCAATACCGTAGGTGTTTGTAGGATCGCCTTGTATTGTAAAAGTATTGCTATCGCCATCAAACTCAAAAAATCCTGTTACGTTATCTCCCCATATATCTCCAAGAAATTTATTGGTATCACCGATTTGATTTATGTCAAGCGTAAAAGCATTTCCGTCTAAGTCGAAAGGGGTTAGGGATCCAGCTGAGGATAAGAGTCCTCCTATAATATTGCCAGAGCCAAGCTGTTCTAAATCTATGTTTACAGTGGTACCAGATTGATCTATGAAGATTTCATTATCAGCCGCGTATGCTGGCGATACAATCAACATCATTATCATCGCAAGGTTTATCAATTTTAATTTCTTCATGCTTCCAAAATCTCCTGTCGTAGCCGACTTTAATAAGCTCAACCACTGCTGCTTCTATTGATTTCATCAAAGCAATAGTAGTGCTCTCGTTACGCGCTGATCCGATTTCTAATTCCACAAGTTCCGTTCCAGACTCATAAAATTTGAAGACATCGTTTGATCTTCCGTAACTATAAATGGTTTTTTGGCTTAAAACTTCTATAAGAATTTCACCAGTTGCGACTGAAACCATCCGCAAACTAACGCTTACGGTATCTTCTCGATATTGCGCACTACCAGACACACCGAGAAAGCGGGCACCAGCGCCACCACTTTTTAAGTTTGTATCATAGCTTATCACAGATCCTTCGAGCAAGACACCTGCAAACAGCAGTGGTGGTACATTCTTTTCTTCACCCTCTTTTGCAAACTGTTCTCTTGCTGAACGTATAAGCTGTCTCTCTTTTACAAGGTTATCTAGGCCCACACGCTCAACTACACGAAAAAACTCACCGTTAGACGCATGCTTTAGTGCTCGTATAAGTAAAGTGCTTGGCTGTTGAGTTATGGCCGTGCTAAATAAAGCAAACTCGCTGTTGCTTTTTCTTTGTCCAGTTTGATCAGTAAAAGCAGTTGCATAAACAGCTACTACTGGCTGTACTTCTGGTTTTTGTATATTTTTTAATTCTTCTGATTGTAAAGAAAAAATACTTGCTTCTGTTAATCCTTTACTTGGAAACCTTTGTGCAAAGGTATCTTCTTGAACATCGACTATAGCGCAACTAGAAAGTAAAAGAACCAATAGGAAGGGTAATTTCTGTAATGTTGCCATCGGGATCCGTTATTTTTAAAGTTATAAATTGTCCATCGCTAGTGTAAGTTATTATATTACCTTCTAGCTCAATAGTCCCAGATGTAGAGGCTGTATCTCCAAAGAGGTTTTCTACTAGCTGTCTTGAAAGCTGTGCATATATTCTGGACTCCAGGTTACGAATGAATCTAGCTAAAGTTGTGTTTTCTTTATCACGCTCTATTTGCTCTTGTAGTGCCTTTATTTCTTCTTTTATGGACATTTTACGATTAAACTCTTGGTTCTCAATCGTAAGATAGTGACTAGAAGTTCCGATACCAGAAAATGAAGGTGACTTAAATTTATGAACTATCTGGTCAGCTGCAATGTTTTGCACAAATACGCCAAAAAACAAAACAAAGCCTATAGCAACTAGAATTTGTATTGTAAAAAGTTTTTCTGCTTCTTCTTTTTTATTTTTTTCTTTGTATATCATCTTTTTTTTGTTGTCTGATTTTAGTTACAGTATCAACCTTCTCTTTTAATCGTATCATATCCTGGTCTAAAAGTCGTAGCTGGTCCGTCAACCTAATAATAGTCTTTTTCATTTCACTTATAGATGGATCTATGGTGTTGTTAATAGTTTGCCAAACATAGAACACAAAATATCCCAGGCCAATTACCATTACAGTTGGAAAACCAAATTTTTGTATTAAATCAACTATTTCCATTAATCGCGTCTAGCATCAATCTTGCCGTCTTCAACAAAGTTTTCTGCTCTAGCGATTCGTTCAAGATCTGGAGGTATGTCAAGCGCACTTGACACTACTGTATCGATTCTAATAATGTCGTTGTTCATTATTGAGGCTCTAGTAATAAGCATTTTTGTAATGCCCTGGATAGATTTAATGTCAGATACTAGATTATTCATAAGCTGTCTGATTATAAGAAATATAAAATATCCCATAATCAAGCCGCTTGCGATTGGTAGGCCTACGTCGCCGATCAAGCCTATGGCTTGGTTCATTATTTATCTTCGCCTTTAAACCCTTTACTTTGTCCAGATTTACCCGAATAAACTCCAAAGACAACACCCATAGCACCTACAACAACTGAGACTAATGCTGATTGTTCTAGGTTAGGATCTGGCAGGTTCATAAACCAAATAACAGACTCATACATAAGATAAATATAAACCACAACAAATATCCTAGGAAATATTCTCCAGGCATCTATTGCTCTAGCTAAGTGAATTACTTTTTGCCAGGGGTTTATATTTGTTTCGTCTTCTAAGTCTCTAATTTTTTCTTTTAGCTCACCAATTTCTTGAATCATAGACATGAACTTGTTTAGATCCATTTCTACTTCATTACGATCCATGTCTCCGCCAAATCTTCCGCTTCCTTCGTGCATTATATAAACCTCGCTAGTATTACTGCTCCAACTATAAATGGGTAAACGGCCCATATCATGTTTTCTAATTTATCAAAACGCTTAGATCCGTCTTCTAATCTTTTATCAATACTTTTATACAAAGCCTTACACTCTCTTTCGTGAGACTCTATTGCATTGAGCGCATCTTTTACTGTAGCCATTATTCGTTATTGTCGATAGATACCTTTGCAGGCCTACCTCTTTTTTTTCTTACTGTTGTGTAAGCCTCATTAACATCTGGAGTCGATTTATCATCTGCAACATAATGGCCTTTTTTATTTCTTGATCTGACTTTTACACGCTCAGTGCCTGTTACTTTATCCCAAAAATTTGACCACCAGCTACTCATTGTGCTTTTCCTTGGCTTTTAGAACATTTAACGCACACCAGTCAATGATGCGATAAAGTTTGCCTAACCACCAATTTCCCTGTGGTGTTGGTGTGACAGCTGCAACAAATGATGCAATAGCTATTATGGTTGTTATCCATGAAAATATATTAAGAATTGTCATTAATCATCTCCTTTTGTTTCTGTATCTTTTTCAAGATCAGTAGTTATTTCTTGGTCAGCAAACTCTTTAAGTTGCTCAACCACGTCTTTTCTTAAAATAGCAACAGTTTCTAACTCTTCACCATTCCAAGTCCCTCTTTTACTAGCTACATCAATAATTTGTAACATGCCTAATAAAAATTGTTTTTCATCCATAATCGTCTCCTTGTTTTACAAAAAAAATTAGCTATTAGCTGCGATATACGCCTTGCCAGTTGCAATAGCTGCAACATGAGTAGTCTTTTTACTATCTGCTGCTCCTGCTACATTGGGTGTATCATCGTCACTATCAACAGGTGCATACGCTAAAATAGTTTCTAAATGGTCTACATTTGCTTGTACTACTTCATTAATTTCAGCTTGTGTCATTCCTTCAACTCTTTGTACTGACGAAGCATCTGTATTAATACTATTGATTAATGTAACGCTATCACTTCCTGCTGATAAAATTGATGTTACTGTTCTAGCTTCTATAGTCATATTATTCTCCTTTTAAAATTGTAATTTCTTGTTTTAATTGGTCTACTGTTGTAGACAGCTCTTTCACTGCGTTTATTAAGTACCAAGTTAGATTATCAGCGTTTACAGTTTTTACTCCTGAAGATTCTATTGTAATTATTTCAGGTAAAACTTTTTCTATTTCTTGAGCTATAACACCAAGTTGTATACCTTCTTTTTTTACAGCTAAATTACTTGGTAATTCTGTTACCTCATCTTCAGTTCTATATTCAAAATTTCTTACTTGGATATCTTTGAGTTTATTTAAACCTTCATTGTTATCTACAATATTCTTTTTAATTCTTTTATCAGAAGTTTGTAAAAAAGAAGTTCCGTTTGTAGCTTGGTAAATACCACCACCACCAGGCGGGTAGATTTTTCCTGTATTATTTCCTTGTCCAGAAACAGCGTTTCCTATAACTAACTCAGAAACACCACTACTACTAACATTAGCTTCTTTACCTATAAGAATACAACTGCTACCAGTTGTTAATGCATTTCCTGAGTTGTAACCTACTGCTGTATTATTAGAACCTGTAGTTACATATTGAATTGCACCTACGCCCATACCAGTATTATCAGTACCTGTAGTACATCGTCTAAGAGCTTCTGTGCCAAAGGCTGCATTATCATTACCTGTTGTTACTTCGTTTAAAGTAAAGTAACCAAATCCATTGTTACTTTCACCAGTAGTATTAGCTGAACAAGTATTTGAACCATATGCTGTTGCACCATGATATGTACTTACAGTTAAACAATTTTGACCAACAGCAGTGCTAGAAAAGAAAGCGTGGCTGCTTCTTAAAGCATTTATCCCAACAGCAGTATTATTTTGACCATTGGTTCCTGCAATTGACATACCAGCTTCCATACCAAAACAAGTATTACCAGAACCTGTATCAAACTGTCCACCAGCATTGAATCCCATAATTGTATTGTTACCACCAGTGGTAATAGCATCACCTGCTATTGAACCTACTATAGTGTTTTGAATACCAGTGGTTAAAAGTCTTGCGGCATGATAACCAACAGCAACATTATTCATATCTACATTACCGCTTGGATTTTGTGTAAACAATGCATTTGTGCCTACTGCTGTAGACTGATCTCCAGCCACGTTAGCTCCTAAAGCACCAGAGCCTATTGAAACATTTGAAACACCAGTTGTGTTAGCGTCAAGACACACATATCCGATAGCTACATTTTCTTCACCTGTCGTGTTAGATGTTAGAGAGTCAGAACCTATGGCTATGTTATAAGCACCAGTCGTATTAGCATCTAACGATTGAGCACCTAATGCTGTATTGTCAGCACCAGTCGTATTAGCTCCTAGTGCCGCATAACCCATTGCTGTATTGTTGCTACCCGTTGTATTAGCGTCTAATGAAAAAGCACCAAAAGCATTATTTCTAGTACCTGTAGTCAATGCAGCCAATGCTGTATGACCAAATGCTGATTGATAAGACTCAGTACAGTTTGTCATAGCACCATAGCCAACAGCAGTATTAAAACTTGCTGATGTACCTGCATCTAAAGCATTTTGACCAACTGCTGTATTTTGAGCACCAGTTGTATTTGCTCCCATAGCACCTTGTCCGATAGCTGTGTTGTCGTCACCCGTTGTATTAGCGTCAAGGGCTACATCACCAACAGCTACGTTTCTGTTTCCAGTAGTGCTATTGTGCATTGATTGATAACCAACAGCAGTGTTTTCAGCTCCAGTCGTATTACTTGTAAGTGAGTTAAAACCTAAAGCTGAGTTTCTACTAGCTGTTGTATTAGCATCAAGAGCATTTGCACCAACAGCAACATTATTTGTACCAGATGTATTGACATGTAAAGCCTTATATCCAACACCAGTATTATTAGATGCTGTTGTTTGAACAGTCATTACAGCATGTCCTATACCTGTATTGTTAGAACCCGTTGTTATTGCATCAAGTGTCAATGCACCTAATGCAGCATTAAAAGAAGCTGTAGTGTTTGCTGCTAAAGCTGAATAACCAACAGCAACATTATACTCACCAGTTGTGTTTGAAGTTAAAGATGAACGACCTAATGCTGAGTTAAAGGTACCAGTGGTGTTAGATTCCATTGATGCTTGACCAACTGCTGTATTATAGTGAGCAGTAGTATTAGCTGTTAATGCTCCACCACCGATAGCTACATTGGCATTACCAGTTGTGTTTGCATCAAGAGCTAAAGAACCAACAGCTACGTTTGTATTACCTGTAGTGTTTGATAATAAAGAGTGTTTACCGATTGCTGTATTATTGTCAGCAGTTGTATTAGCTTCTAAAGAACTTCTACCAATAGCTACGTTAGAACTACCAGTAGTATTAGCAGTTAAAGAATAAGAACCTATCGCTACATTTTGTACGCCTGTAGTTAATTTAGTAAGTGATTGAAAGCCAACGCCTGTATTTTCATCACCCTCTGTTAAATCATCAAAAACTTCCCAACCTAAACCTGTATTATTAGAAGCAGTAGATAAAGTACCTGTACCTGCATCATTACTAATAAGTATGCTGTTTGCAAAGTTTGTTATATTAGAAGATATACCTACGCCATTGATTGTGCTTGAACCTGTAATAGCTCCATCTACTTGTAAAGTAGAAGCCATATCTACAGCACCATCTATATCTACTACATCTAGGTTAGTAGTACCATCTACGTCTATATCGCCTGAGATGTCTAGTGAGGTTGCTGTTAAAACTCCAGTTACGCCTAAAGTACCACCAACAGTCATATCGTCAGTTACAGTTAAATCGTCTTGTACTTTTAAATCTACTACGTTAAGACTAGCAAAAGCGTCAACGACTGCTGCTCCAGATCCTGCTCCGTCTGAGTAAACTACTTTTACATCCCCTGGTGGAATAGTAATGTTAGCTCCACTACCTTGAGAAATTATTATATTTTGAGATCCAGATGTGCCATTTTCAATAAACCACATTTTACTAACGGTGTTAGGGCCAATAGTAATAGTACAAGCTGAGTCAAGTGTTCCTGTATATTTTAAATATAAAGATCTGCCTGGATCTGTGGATCCGTCTGCAATTGTTGTTGTGTGTGTATCAGCATTAGTTGTTATAGCCTCGGTGCCAAAACTAAATGCTTCTGCGATTAATTCTAAATTGGTGTTGGTTTCCGTACCCCAAGTACCACTGGATTCACCAGTGCCAATTTCTTTTAATCTTAAATCGTTTACATAGGTTGCCATACTTAATGTCCTCTAAGTTATCATGCCGCGTCTCTACCAGCATCTATTGTAGTATAGTTTGGAGATTGACTTGTCGCAACCTCTGAGTAGCCAGGGGTTTGTGAGGTTGTAACCTCTCCGTATCCAGGGGTTTGGTCAGTATCTATTTCACCGTAGACTAAAATAAAGCCTGGAGAGGTTGTGATAGACAATCCAGATATATTTACGTCAGCTGCGGCCGTTGGTGCAATAGATCCGTTAGCACTTGTTATTGCCTGGCCAGTTACTTCAAAAGTAACGCCGACACTAATAAATGGTGTGCCTAAAGCTGAGGTTGCAGCTTGGCCATCTGGTGTTACGTTTGCAGCTGCGGTAGTAGTAACAGATCCAACGGCAGTAGATAAAGATCCAACGGTAGTTACAGATACATTTGCGTCAGCTGTCGGTGCTATAGATCCTACAGAACTGGTAGCTGCTTGGCCTGTCGGTATGACATTAGCTTTACCTGTAATTGTTAGAGATCCGACTGCTGCGGTGGCCGCTTGACCAGTAACGGATACATTTGCTTTTGCTGATACTGTTGTAGATCCTAGGCTGGAAGTAACCGCTAACCCTGTTATCTGGACTACAGCTGCTGCAACAACAGTTGCGGATCCTAGACTTGCTGTTACAGATTGGCCAGTGACATTAACATCGACATTAACAATTATCGATTCATTCCAAGGTCCCTGTCCCCAGGTACCTCTTCCCCAGCCAGTTGCACCAGTATTAGGCATTAGCTTAAGTTATCTCTTACTTCTTCGAGCTCAGTTTTAATTCTATTTAGATCTTCTCTTACAGGATCTGTCATAAAATCAAGTGTTAGCATTGAATCGATTGTAGTAATGGCGCTTATTATTTTTTCTCTGTCAGTCATTGTGTTATTCTACCTCGAATATATCTACATCATTAGGGTTGTAGTTTTTTGTAAATTTTTGTAAACTATTGTTGATGGAAAAATTTGATACATTATATTTTGCGTGGGAAGATGGTCCTGCTGTATTAGCACCAGTCGGTGACGGAGATCTGGGATATTTTATATCTCCAGGTAAGTCTGATTGGACACTAGCAGAGCCAAGCCAAGTTGCAGACTTTTTCGTCGACGGCTCAAAAATATCTAAAGACGCATTTGAAAAAACATTTGGTGTCATTGGAGCCGATCTTCCAGAACTTCCAGCTGTAACATAACCACCACTAGCAAACTTTTTAACTTCTGGTACATAAAAATCTGGATCTATTTGATTTCTTGCGTTTCCAAAAACATCACCCATGCCTTTTTGTAAGGCCTCACCTTTAAGTCTTATGTCTCTGCCTATTGTTTGTAATTCTTTTGAATCTGTTGGCATGCCTTTCGGGAATAAAGATCTAAATTCTTCATATAAAACGTGCGCTTCGTCTGAGGCTCTCCACATAGGAGCTGTAATAATACCCACCTCTGCAACTAACTTTTCACCGTTAGCTCCAACAAATTGAATATTTAGTTTGCGGTCAACAAAACCTTCTGGCTTAATGTCGCGGCCTTTATCAAAGAGTTTGTATTGGTTTTTCATAAGATCTACAACAGCTTCTTCTTCGGCTGGTGTATTAACCACAATTCTAGTTCTAATCGGATCTGTTAGCTGAGTAACATCTTTGTCGTATTTTTTTCTGGACTTTTCTACCATCCTGGGTATTTTTTTCACAGTACCAAGTTTTTGGCCCGTAGCTGCATCAATTTTAGTCGTCATTTCTGGAAGAGTGGTTTCGAGATTTAAACTTTTTGCAATATCGTCTATTTGTTGATTAAACTCTGGAGCTAAACGAACAGCTCGATCATACATCTTATTTGCATCACCTAAAGGATTGCCTGTATATAGATCTTCCTGGTGTCTTGTTATTTCGTATCGAGGATTGTTGCTAGGTAAACTTTGAATACCTTTTTTTAAAGGCTGTTTGGCTAGGTTGGCCAGCTCACCAACTAAGGGTACAGCTGCGAGTCCAGATAACGCCGCGATACCAAGATTACCAAATCCACTGCCAATATTACCTTGTGAAAAATCTTTAAAAGAATCACGGCCATATTTACCAGCTGCGGCAATATCCATGGCCATACCTGGAGGAGTAAAGCCAGCAGCTATTTGGCCGAGTAGAGGTACGTTTTCCTCGTAGCCTTCAACCGCTCGATCTAACAGATCTTTGTCAGCTGCACCGCCTTGTTGGAATATGTCAATATCTTGATACATTCCATGATTATAACTAAATCTCTAGGATTTTCTATTCGTGGAGGCCTTGGAATTTTCTTTTGAGGATTCTTTGGACTTTGTGATACGGGAAGTCCTCGTATCCAGCGTGTGAACTTTGGATCTGAGTAGCTATCTTCCTGGCACCTAGGCCTTGATCTCTGAGCGCTTTAATATGTCTTAGCACTGCTTGCTCCTCTGGTACTGGCACTAGTTTAGTTCTTCTTCTGCTACCAGATTCGTCGTATTCTTTTCTATAGCCAAAAGGTGTCTTGCCACCGATCGAGTAACCTTTTTCTGCGTAGACCAGCTTGCCACCGTTGAGCCTGGACATAATCATTTCTCTCTCGATTTCAGCGAACTGCGCCATGTTAGTCACTAGGTTTTGGTTAGCTATCCTGGTCATATTCATTTTTGCTGCTAGACCAGATTGTTCTTTTTGCTTAGGCAGGACCACTGGTATGTCTGCAAACATATCGCAGAAGTAAAGTGTGATCCCAGTTTCCTCAAGCGTAGGAATCATGTTAACCATTTCTAAAAAGGATCTTGCAAGCCTGTCGAGCTTGGTTGCTACTATCACGTCGTTAGCATCCATGGTATCAGTCAGCTCTCTGGATCCTGGCCTTTCGAGTAATGGCTTCATGCCACTTATACCAGCGTCGGTAAAGAACTGATCGACTTTCCTACCGCCGTATTTGTTGGCCACAAACTCTTCAATCGACTTCTTTTGCTCCTCTAGGGAAGATCCATCCCTGGCCTGCTGCTCAGATGATACTCTGATATAGCCGTAGATATTGTTTACTTGTTTTCTTGGTTCAATCATGCTGCGCTCCTTTTTCTGGATAAGAAAAACTTGTACCTACAATCATTGCTACATCTTGCATTGCAGAGTAAATACCTCTTTTATTGGCCCTAAATTCTAAAAGCTGTATATCGTCTTTAGTATAGGTTTCATGCGCTTCTGCAAAATTTAACGCAGTTCTTTTATCCATAAATAAATAATGGTCGTATCCTTCACTTACGTCTTCTAAATAATAAAATTTCATGCTGCCTCCTTAAGTAGCTTTTTGTATTTTCTTATGTTCTTTGGATCATCCAGTTCTGCTTTGATCATCTTGATAAAGGATCTTGGATTTATCTTTGGCATGAATATGCTTTTGTAGCCATCCATTGCCAGGGGTGATGGAGCTTCTCTTTGTAACGGATCTTTATATCTGGTCATGTGAATTTCGGCATGATCAACCTTGTGTATGTCTCCGTCCTCATACTTAACCCAATTCCAATTTTTGCAAAGATCTATTCTTACAGTAACCTTGTCCTTGCCATGGGACCAGGTGAACTTTTCAATCGTCTTATATTCTCTATTGAACTTTGATTTGACTATCTCGCTCATGCTGCCACTCCTCTTTTTCTATAGATCTCTCTGACATGATTTTCTGCTTCTTTGTTCATGCCAGCAAAGTCTTCACACTTCCTATATTCTTTTTCATAGGTTAGAACATAATCCATATCGTCGCAGTAGTTGCAACCTTCTACACCTTTGTCGCAATACTGGTTATCGCCAGTAGCGTCTTTACAATTTTTCCAATCAATCATATTTCCTCCTTATTTAATTTGTTACTCACACTACAATAATAACACTTTCACAAATATTTGCAACTATTTATAACTTATAGTATATTTATTTTATATTAATTTACGGAGTAATTATGAAACTTGATTTTGAAGTAAAAAAACCTAACACAACTGGCGTTCAGTTTAGAATAGATCCAGATACTAAAAAACAAATGAACGCTTTAAAAAAATACTATGGTGTGCGTACGGGCCAGCTGATCAAAAAAATGATCCAGGTATCTTATGCAGCTGTAGAGGGAGAAATAAAATGAGTGAACCTAAACATGTAAAGAACTGGCTATATCCAGTAATGAAGGATATTTTTATGAAGTTTCTGGTCAATAAACATAACAAGCCATACAAAGATATTGCGATCTCAGAAATGACGGATACTGAAATTGAGCTGTGGCAACAAGTCGAGGCCATGAACGGAACTAAGGTTGGAGTCACTTTTAAATCAGATCCAGAGAAGAGGGTGTTGCATTAATGGCCGAGGATCATTCTCAAGAAAAATTTGCAGCTGACGTAGCTGGAATCATAATGCGATTTATGAAACACATTACAGCTGTAAAAAACTTGGAAGGATATTATTTATCAAATCAATCGGCGATTAGCCAGGTAAAAAAAATTGACCAGGACAAATACGATGAATTGATCCAGGCATTTAAAAATAAAAAAACAGAAATATTGGAGAAACAAAATGATGAAACTACTTAGAAGACTAGACAGATTTTTAGACAGACGTTGGAGATCTACACATGCAGCAATTGTATATCTATTTGACAGGAGAAAGGATCCAGTGGATATTGATTGGTTGAACATGCACAATGATATGAAGTTTGATGAAAAGAAAAATTGGGAAAACAAAACCAAAACATACTTGAATGAAACAAAACATATAGACAAGTGGATAAAAAATGACAATAAATAAACACGAACTAGAGATTGCGCGGGTTGCCAGGAGGTTTCGCGAAATTTGTGCAGAGCACATAGAAAATATGGAGGATAAACTTCCAGGTGCAAACAATCCTCTGGAGCGTGATGATCTGGAAAAACAAATTGATGCTATGCACGAATTAGCTGACCAGGCTAATGATCGAGCTAAAGCTATGATTGAAAGTTATTATGAGAATCGAGAAGATCCTTTCAAAGATTCTCCAAACGCAAAGGAGTTTATGACATGAAAATAGATAAAACAAAAATACCAGAACACTTAAGGCATTTAAGCGATCAAGCGCTTAGATCTTTAATTAAGCTCTTTACACCTAATTTCTAACGAAACGGCGGCCCAGTAAACCAGCAAACGACGACATAACGGTCGCCTTTAGTTACAGGCTTGACCTGGTGCGAAATAAATGAGCTAAAAGCTACTGCTTCACCCATTCTTGGCCGCGTGCAATTAGCGTTATCACTGGTGCGAAAGCAAATTTCGCCGCCCTCATACTCCTCATTCAGCATTAAAGATACACTGATCTTGCGATTAGCTGCCGTTCCCTCGGGCCCAATATCAATATGATAGCCGTAGCCATTACTCGGCGATTTGTAGTGTAAGATCTGAGCTGTCTCGATTCCAGATATATCATATCTAAAGTATTTATTGGCAGAAACCGCGATTCTGTTAAGGATCCTATAGAGGCGATCTTGTTTAGCGTCGATATAGCGCACATCAACGTCTCTTAGATCTGTATTTTCGGCCTCCTGGCTCTTTTCATGCACCTTGCCTGGCACTGGATCTGTTTCAACCAGATAATCTAAAAATAAATCTACTTCGTCTTGCGTGATAGACAGGCCAGTAATACCATGATTAGGCATTATATCGGCTGTCATACTTCCTCCAGTTCTTCTTGAGAACATCTAGCCAATCATCCATCGCCATGACACAGATCTTATCGTCTTCGGCTGGCCAGTCCAGGTTCATAGCATAAAGCGGAATACATACTCGAATCGGTCTGCGGTTGAATTTAAAAATAAGAACGGGGATCCTACCATTACTGGAGCTGCAAACTTGATCCCACCAAGCGGACTTTAGCCACTCGCCGTCTTTGTAGAATTTACACTCAACCGCATGAAAAGGTATGTCCAGATCACACTGACCTGCTTCCTGGTATTGGTCCAGGTTGCGCTTTGTTTTAAAATCTATGCCGTTGTCTGCAAAGAAACCATTAAGAATGGTCGCTATGTCGCGCTCGAACTGTGCTCCCTTGTTCCTGCTGTTTATCGGCATTGATAGAGTTTCTCAAAATTTGCAAAAAATTGCAAACTATTTTATAGAGCCAACACCTTTATCATTATCTTCGGTATTATCGTCAATAGTAAGAGCTGCAATGCCACCAGCGCCTGCGACGGGAGTTATAGAAAACATCTGGTCTTTAAATTTCTGCCTGGCTTTGGTTTTTAAAAAGTCAGTTTCGATATCGCTTTCTATTACTTTCAGTCCGCGTTTTTCCAGAATATCAATTACTTCTTTGCTAGTCCTGGGCGGTACTATTGCGCCAGCAAATTCTTCAAAGCCAACAGCTCGCATGGGTTTGGCTTCTAGGTATTCGACATTTCGTTCGGCGTTTTTTTTGAACACCTCGGTTAAATTATCAACTATTTGTTTTTGTTTTTGTGGAACAATGTCATCAAGCAAAGGAGTGAGAGTATTTTGCACGGCGCTTCGTATATCTTTGCCATCTTCAAGAGCATAACCAACGCCAAGCATAATGTCCTCTGTATCAAAATATTTATCTGTGCCATCTAGTGATGATTCAAGAGCATCATATACATCGCCCTCTAAATCTGAATGCATAGGCTGATTGCCTTCGATTCTAGATCTTTGGCTTTTTATATCTTCAAGATCTGTCATTTTTTCGGTCATAAGTGCGCGTAGTCTGTTTGATCCAAATGTTCCTATGCCACCCTCGCCACCACGCTGCGTTTCTTTGATCATGTTTTCAGTTGCATTTTCTAGGGTGTAAGGTTTTGTAACCATAGTTTCCTCAAAATCATCAAAGTATGTAAATACACCTTCCTGGCTTAGATATTTGTCTTTTTCTTTTGCTACCCAATCACGATATTTGCGTTCTGGAAATCTTGGTTTGGGTAAACCAATATCATTAATAAAATCTTTGGGATCTAGGTTTTGATCTTTAAGAAATTTCTTTCTTGCTACAGTGGTGTTAGTAAAAAAACTATCAAAACTGTCTGAGCTGTTTTCTAAAATTGTTGCACCTCTGTTTTTTTTGAGTTTTTCTAAGTTTTCTATTGCAAGTTCTTGCAGACCTCCAGCTTTTCCCTCTTTGATAAAATCTTTATAGTCTTTTTTAATTTTATCTACGGCATTATCTTTTGCTAGGCGTATTTTTTTCGGTGCTCTAGGTGTGTAAGCATCGGCAGAATAAACCGCGTTTCGCGGATCTACAGCGGGATCGAAATTTTTTGGCTTGGCGATCAGTTGTATCTGGCCAAATCCTTTAAGTGGCACATCGGCAGGTTGAACCGCTAAACTTGGAGACGGGATTCCTCCCATCTGGTCGAAACTTTTTATAGCATCCTCAGAGGTATTATGCACAAACATCATGTCTTTTGGCTGGTCTAGGGATCCTACGCCTTTTTTGGCTGCCTGTTTTCCAATCGCTAGGGTTCCTTTGACAGCTGTACCAGCTGGTCCCAGAGCATCAAGTGATGATAAAGCCATGCCGAGTTTATCGTTGTCGTATTTGGCTATCTCTCCAGATAGAAACGGAACAAATTGAGCTATGCCTTTAAGCGTATCGCGGCGACGCGAGGCAGGTGAGGGAACCATTGGCCTAGTGAAGTAGGAAGCGAGTGGTCCAGGTGCATTTATTTGTGGCGGAAGAATAGCACCTACGTCTTGGGTAGTGTCGAATACGTTTATGCCGTCGGGTTCCATTTAGTGATTGTAGCAAGTGATGTGGCCGCAGGTAAAGTCGATGGCCAGGGATCCTTTGCATTGCAAAATTTTTTTCACAAAATTTTTTTGCGTTGAGTTTTTCTGGTGATTCAATGTATCTAACCTAGTTATAACTACAACTGCAAACGGCCGCAGCTATTTGGGGGTGTAGGGGTTCCTAATAATGCGATTTCCCTGTAAAAAAGCGGTTCCAAGGGACTCCTGTTACTATTGTGCTCACATGTTGCACATAGTTGCACAAAAGAATACATGTTTATATACGCAATAAAGCACGGCATATCAATGACTTACGACTGCCTTTGTTTTTTTCTCAGATTCTGGCGCTTGGATCGGGAGGCCGCGATAACACAGCCACAGATCTATTTATCCTTGGGAGAATAGTCGTCTATATTTGCGCCGAGCAATT